TAAAATTGCCATGTGTAAAATTGCCCTCTAATAAATACTAACTATACAACAAGTACTAACTATACAATAATCTAAGCCTTACGGCACTAACTTAGTAATAACTACTAACTTACAACAAACTACTACTAATCTAAATAAAAGAAAGGGATAACTGAGTTATCCACAGGAGAAAAATCATGATTGACAAAGACCAAATTATCAAAGCGCAACAAGAAAAAATTGAACGCATTGAACAACTGCAAGAAGAACTACATAAAATATCTATGTTAGGATTGCTAACTGTAAAATTTTTAGACTTACCAGATGAGCTAAAACTCTCAATGAACACAATCCATGATGTCTCACATGTCATCAAGGATGTATTGAATGGCATGAGTCCAAAAGAGGCTATTGAGAAGAATATGGCAGAAAATGAGGAGGAAGAATAATGTTAGCAAAACTAAAAGAATTTTTTGGACTAGATGACCTTTGGGGTGACGGCCAATCAAAATCAAACAGCAATCTAATTGATGTCAGAACCCTCCAAATTGAAAACAAACGGCTTAAAGCTATCATCAAACAACAAAACGCCCTTCTACAAGAACTTTCTGAGGAAAATATGGAGCTTGGCCGTAGTCGCAGACAGTACGCTGAAACAGTCGCAATGCAACAACGCCTGCTTGATGTCTATCAAGACATGGATAACTAAGGAGGCAATCAATGAACAGAGGACTATTTGGCACCTTTGACTATGACCGTGATTACTTGCAGCCTCCTGAACCCAGGGAAGAACGTGACCCAGCTGATTGGATTTTCAGCGCTGGTCAATGGATCTATGTAGGAGATTGTTAGCCTATGAATAGAGAACACTATGAGGACAATGTCCACTGGAGAAAGAGGCAGTTAAACACTTGTTATGAGTTGGGCGCTATTATCAACGAACAACAGGACAAAATAGTCTCACTTATGAACGAAAACAACCGCTTAAAGCGTGAAAATTGGAACTTAAAACACAACAGAGGTAGAAGAAAATGACTAATAATCAATTATCAACACAACAGGCTAAACGTGACATTTCTGTCAATGCCCTTGACTGGACATTTGAAGACATCAAACGTTACTTTGATCCTCAGAATTTACTTACTGAGAAACAGGTGGGACAAGCTTTGTCACTTATCAAAGGGCGTAACCTAAACCCTTTAGCTAACGAGGTCTACATTGTAGCCTATAAAAACCGCAATGGAGGGACAGAGTTCAGCTTGATTGTCTCTAAAGAGGCTTTCTTGAAACGTGCTGCTCAGAGCAAAAACTATGAGGGCTTTGAGGCTGGCGTGGTTGCTGTAGATAAAGATGGCGTTATGCACGAACGCAAAGGGGCTCTTATGCTACCTGGGGATACTCTTGTCGGTGGATGGGCTAGAGTCTATCGCAAAAATTTCAAAGTACCTGTAGAAATTCAGGTATCTCTTGAAGAATACAACAAGAAACAAAGTACCTGGAACAGCATGCCAGCTACTATGATTAGAAAAACAGCCCTAGTTAATGCTCTTAGAGAGGCTTTCCCTGAGGATTTAGGGAATATGTACACAGAGGATGATGGTGGAGAGACATTTGACCGTATCAAAGACGTCACACCTCAAGAGAGCCGTGAGGATGTCGTAGCACGCAAGATGGCTCAGATTGAGCAATTTAACAAAGAGCAAGCCCATACAGATCCTGAACATACTCAAGCTGAGGAGCCAATCCAGGGCGAATTGCTAGACGGTGAAATTGAATATTAGGAGGACAACATGCAAGAATTACAGGTAAAAGTAACACAGGCACAGGTTGAAATCATCGACCGTGAGAAATTTGAGCAGAATATCAATGAGGTTGTAGCCAAGTATCAAAATTACACGGTTACAGCTACAACCATCAAAGATGACAAGCAGACGCTTGCTGATCTACGAAAATTAGACAAGCAAGTCTCTGATGAGCGTATCCGAAATAAGAAAGTCTTATCTGAACCAGCTGACGAATTTGACAAGTATGTCAAGAATGCCATCCAACCTCTAAAAGACATCATTACCAAAATTGCTAGTGATGTCAAAGAGTTTGAAGATCATCAAAAGGCTGTCAGAATTGACACGGTCAAAGGCTACCTAGCCAACAAATCAGCTGAGTACATGCTAGATCCTCGTCTCTTTGATGAAAAGGCCCTTGAGTATGTCAAAGCTAGCGATTTCATGGCTGACGGCGTGACACTTAAAAAAGCCACTATGAAGTCACTTGATGACATGGTCACATTTGAGTTTCAGAAACAGCAAGAATTTGAAAAGGCTAAGTCAGCTATTTCAGGGTTATGTGCTGAGTACGGCATGACTGACTCACCTTACATCCGACAACTGAAAGACTTGACGCTTGCTGAGGTCTTTGAGCAAATCAAAGCTGACTATGAATTTGAAAAGCAAAAGGAAGAACTCAGACAGGCTCAAGAACGAGCAGAGCGAGAAAGTCAGGAGCTTTTAGCAGCTCAACAAACTAAACAGCAGCAACAAGCTCCAAAATCAACGGAAAGCCCAAAATTTGACCCAGAGGCTGGCGAAATCTTGGACGGTGGGCAAATCCCCCAAAATGAGCAGAACGCTCTTAGAGGGGCTAAAAACGGCTCAGATGAATACAACCTAAAAATGGGACTTACTGTATTTTTTAAAACGATTGAGGAAAAAGAACGATTTAAAAAGGCTTTGTCTGACGCTGGTTTTGAACATCAAAAAAATTATTGGGTTCCAGAATTTGGTTGGATTAAACCTCTACAGCAAGAAGAGCTCAAAGATAATTTGAAAGTTGGGACGGTGAAACGTCGTGGAAATTAGAAAAGCATCTGACAGCGTATCCATCTACTCAGACGGTAAGAGATTGCAAGTTATCCACAACTTAGGGGATGAGTTTATCCTTGATTTCAATCTAGCAGAGGAGAAAGCCTATAATGTGGACAGTCTGTATCAGTTTATGCTTTTAAAGATTGAGCCTGTCTTTAAAGTTTGCGGTTTTTGCTCAAAAGCTGGAGAGGGTATGCAGCGCTTAAAACATGCCATCACCCACTTTGAGAGATTTGAGCAGTATATCAGAGACAATCAGGATGACCTGATGGTCTGGTGGCACAACCCAGGAGGAAAGTAGATGATTAACAACGTTACACTGGTTGGGAGGCTTGTAGCGCCTCCTGACCTACGAAAAACGCCTAACAATGTATCTAGCTTGCAGGGGACGCTTGCGGTCAATCGCAATTTCAAGAATGAAAATGGAGACCGTGAGGCTGATTTTATCAATTTTCAAGCGTGGAGAGGCACAGCTGACGTCATTGCTCAGTATTGTAGCAAGGGTTCACTTATTGGGATCATTGGACGCATACAAGTCAGGTCTTACGAGAAAGACGGTCAGCGTCGATATGTGACCGAGGTAGTCGCTGAGAGTGTATCTCTGCTAGAGAGTCGCAACAGTCAGCACGGACAAGGGCAAGGCAACAGTTTCCAAAATGGAAATAGCTCACCTTTTGCCGATCCTAACCCATTTGACCTCCCAGATGACGGCTTGCCGTTTTAGGTAGATAAGCAGAGGCAAGAACAGTGAAATCATTAAAAATTAAGCCTGGAGATTATGTAAAAGTCCTTAAAAATGGGGATTTTCACAATATAGTCCAGATTAAAAAAATATACGGGAGTTGCATAGAAACAAGCCATGGCATTTACAACACTGAAACTCTTGCAAGTCGAGTGAATAAGAATTGTGTTATATCAGGGATTGTAACGTGGGAGGACCAGGATGGAGTGGACGGATTGGGTGGAATGGGAACCTGAAACTAAAACGGACATCAAGACCAAAATTGAAAATGATGGGTACACTTTTCCACACTACGACAAGAAAAATAATGGCGTCAAGTACGTCATTTCCACAATAGACATCAAACGAGACTGTCTAAGGCTTGGGGTACCATTTGAAGATGTGTACCCTTTGCAAACTACACTTTTTTAACAGGAGAAAAATATGTCATTTTATGTTTATAGACAAAACAATTCTGGAGGATATTTTGTAGAAGATGAGAATGTAGGAATCCATGTCATCATAGAGTCTGACACAGAGGAACAAGCAAATAAAAAATTTGATGAGATCCTTGATGGAAATTCTAAATATACAAAATACTGTCCATGCTGCGGAGAACGGTGGTATGGTGTTGATACAATTTATGAAAAAGTAGAGGTCGCAGCCCCTTTGGCTGAAAAACTAAAACAACATCGCTACTATGCTGAAGCTGTTTTGTATGCAGCAGATGGAACCAAGAAAAAGATACCTTATCTTATTTATGGTATGTATGAATATTTACAATGAATTTTTACAGGAGAAACAACATGATAACTAAAATCAATGTCCCAAAAACATCAATCGTAATCGAGATTGAAAATAAAGAAATCAAAATTGAGAATATGATTGGCTATGATATGAAGATGGTTTTTAGAAATCAGGACGCAGAGCCGTCTTTGGATGAAAATGGGGATGTTTTTGAGCCTCTCTACTGGCTAGACATTAAGGCCAAACCTGAGGAGGACATAGAATACCATACGAGCTTAGGAGTGAAGAAAGAAAAAAGAAAACTAGCTGAGTTACAAATATTCTTTGAATATATCGAGGCTAACAAACAAAATCTTTTTGATCTCTGTGGATTGCGAGGGGAGCTTAGTTAGGATGAAATTGACCCTGAAAATTGAGCCTAAACCTCAATCACGGCCAAGATTTGCAAGGCGTGGGAGTTTTACCACAACTTATGAAGACAAGGGCATGAAAGCCTGGCGCAATCATTGCCAGTTGCTCATTGCTAATCAGTACATGGGCCAGCCTATTCTTGAGGGAGCTCTGAGGGCAAAGCTTAGATTTTACATCAAGCCTCCTCAGTATATTTCCAAGATCAAGAAGAACCAACAGGCCCTCCTGGATGAGATTATCCCTGTAGGCAAAAAGCCTGACATTGACAACTACGAAAAAGCCCTCTATGACAGCATGTCAGGGATCGTATTCCAGGACGATGGTCAGATAGCGCTACATGATGTAGGCAAGTTCTACAGTCTAAATCCACGGATAGAGGTAGAGGTGGAGGTTATGAAAATCCCTGAGTATTTGAAGAAATGAGGAGCAGATGGCTGACTACGCATTATATCAGGGTGATGTGTTTGTTACGCTTGGGACATTAGCGCAGATCAGTAGTGAAACAGGAATTACTGAAAGGATGTTAAAGTACTACACTTACACATCACACCAAAGACGACACCCAAACGGTAGGGCCGTTATTAAAATTGAGGAGGAAGATAATGAGAATTAAAACGCCAAACGATACCATCATCCATGTAAACAAGACTCAACGTAGTATCACTATAGAGGGGGTTGAGTTAAGCGGCGATTGTCGGGCTCTGGTTTCAGACAATAAGAACGGAACAGGGACAATTACCCTGATTTTCGACGGTAAGATTATTTAGAGGAGGTAAAATGAAACGATTCATAACAGTATGTATCCTTGTCTCTGCTGGATTGAACATTTGGCAGATGGACAGGATTAGAGTTTTGGAAGAAAAGCACCCGATGGTTATCTATAAAGCTGATAATCAAGGCGCAGAAATCAAAGGCAGAGTCGTTCACAAAGAAAAAATAGGCGACCTGTACACAGTTACAATACAGAACTACGGCATTTTCGTGGTATCGCAAGACAACTACGAATCTTTAAGGATTGGAGGCGAGGTGAGACTATGACACCAAAATTTAGAGTGTGGGATAAACATAACCAAAATATGTTTGCTAATGATGAATTGATTATTTGGAATAACAATGTTTATGCTAACGATAGCAAAAAACTTTCATGTAATTACTTAAAAGGCTGGTCGATTGATGAAGAATACCTTATGCAATCAACAGGCTTGTTTGATGAAAATGGGGTAGAAATCTTTGAGGGGGATATAGTACAATTTGAAGATTATTATGAAGTGTCCGATTCCCTGTATATAAACAAAGGTATTATAGAATGGTGTCAAGGC